TGATCGGGAACTGGGTTGACAAAAAACTGGAGGGGACATGAGCAAGCAGGCCAAGTACAAGTCCTACCGGGAGCAGCTAAGGGAGTGCGGGAAGAACCATACCGCTGAGGTTATCCGGTTCAAGCGTCCAATTCCCGGCATCGTCTGGTGTCATAAGTACGGGGTGCAGTGCAAGTCCAGCGTGTGCAAAGAAGAAAGGATGAAAGATGACCAAACAGGAATTTGGAAAAGCGATTGAATGGCTACGGAAGGCTGCTCCGAAAGTGGCCGAGAAGTTTGCCCCGATCTATTTAGCGGCTCGTCATATGTGGTACAGTTACGAGGAGGGGCGGTATATACCGGATCGGGAAAAAATTGAAAAAGTATTATTGGAATGTATTGATGACTTGGAAAAAGGGCGGCAGGATTCTCCAGGTAAGGCGAAAAAATATTACAACATAAGAACGGGCGGCTTAATTGTGTGGATAGAGCAAGAAAAGGGGCAATTTATACCGGAAGCAATATCAGCGGGAATAGAATATTTTACCGCGGCGGAATGCCTTGATGTGGAAGACGGGGGGGAGTTTAAGGGGGCTTTAACGGAAATTTAGTACCCGGAGGGCTTGAGACTATGAAAAAGAAACTGCCGGTTTTTACGGACAAAGGGCCGTCTGAAATTATGATGGAGCTAGCCAGCGCGGGTTCTATTGCAGCTGACTGTACTGCGTGTGGTCGTACCCATTTTAACGCTTTTAATGAAAGCGAGAGCTTTTATGAGGAAGGCGAATTAGAGCGGTACATAGAACGCAATGCAAAAAACCCAGACGAGTGTTGCGCCCATGACCACAGTATATCTTTTATTAATATTAATGGTGAACAAATAGTGGTTGATTGCCCCTGCAACCGCCTGAGAATGGTGGAAGATTTTATTTGGGGCCACCGGTATTTAATTGCTGATTATCTGCGCCAGCGAATAAAGGGGCAGGCCCAAAGTGTTGAGTGCGAGAAAGCGAATATTGCCGGGATAGCGGAGGGCTTGAGACTATGACCGAGGCGGCGGCTGAAGATTATTATTTTGAAAAAGGGATTGCGCCATAAAACATCTACCGTAACCGGGCACAGCCCAGGAGGAACGACGAGATGAACAACTATGAAACGTGCGTCATGTTCTTAAGTTTTATTGGTTTTTTTCTCTGTGGTATTGCCATTTGTGGTAGCGAGACTTTTAGAAATTTCATGCACCGTCATATTAAACTCGTTGAAGAAGCTGAGGCCAAGAACGGGAAAGCGAAAGAGGAGGAGTGATGAGTGTACCACCGATGGATATACTGACCTGGCCGGAACTGCACAGGGAGCTTGATTATTACGCTGAATTTCACTGGCTATTGATTCATGGCAAACCGTATGGTAGTTAACCGGGCATAGCCCAGGAGGAAAAGAGATGCTGGTATGTGAAGAGCATCAATGGATTACTACAACTCAGGATGAGAATTATATCTATCGACAGTGTGCGAGGTGTCCTGTGTCGGATAAGCAGCTTGTCGTTTGCCCTGATTGTGGAGCGGATGTAGGCGGTAGTGGTGTTTGTTCGAATTGCTTTGGGCGGTTTGTGAAGAGATCGAGAAAGCGTACTGGCGGCATAATAGTAAAAACACCCGCTTAACCGCCTGCACTTTCGTGTTCTGCAACCATTAACCGGAGGAAAGATGATGGATTCAACACTTTGGAGAGACCCGTACACGGCAGCCAAAAATCTCGCGCCGGTTTTTAAGGCGATGAAATGGACATGGGGCAAAGAAGAGCCGCCAACGGAAGATGAAATTACTGCTCGCTTTGAGGAAATGCAGGAAGGGCGTTGGGAAGATAAGGAAGTGGTATATTCAGCGACTGGCGGTTTGGCTGTTTTGCATATCCCCAAGTTTAAAATCATGCTGTACGGACTCGAAATGGCACTCAAATCATATGCAACCGAGGACTAACCGTCCGTACTTTGGCAACCTTTTGGCAGTTTAGAACTTCTGCAACCATACGAGTTGGTGCCTTTTCGATTGCGGAAATATATCAAAGATCAGGAAGAATGGGAGAGGAGGTTGATTGTGGCTGGCAAGGTAAGAGCAACAAAGGTTGAATATGAAATAAGGATAAACACCGTATTCGAACTACTACTTACTGGCCTTAGCGTTGGGAATATATACGGCCATGCAATACTGTGTGGCTGGGGGATTGGCTATGAGCAGGTACGGAAGTATGTCCAGGAGGCAACGAAGCGGGCGATCGTAGCTCTTGAAGAGGATATGGAAGGGGTTTTTGCACTTGAGATTAAAAAGCGTGACCTGTTATATAGGAAGCTTTTTGAAGGTAAGGATTTTAAGGGCTGCCTTGAGGTCTTGAAAGACCGTTCAAAATTGCTTAAATTGTATGACGAGACTACAAGGCATATAGTTGAGGTCAAGGGTGTCAGTGACGGGGGGATGAATATAGACTATAGCGGATACACAGATGAAGAACTTGAAAGGGCAATGCGAAATGTCCGAAAGTTTATCGACAGCGCTAGGAATCGAGGAAGCAGCGGAGAGGGAGCGGATAAGCAGGGAACTAGCGAGGCGAAACCTTGATCAGTTCAGCCTCCGGGTATGGCCTGGGTATCAGGTTGCCGCCCATCACCGCTTTATATCTGCCTGTCTCAAGAAAGCCCTTCACCGAGTTAAGGGCTGGACAAGGCTTATAATCTCAGAACCGCCGCAGCATGGCAAGAGCCTACAGGTAAGTAGCTTGTTTCCCGCACAATATTTAGGCCATTATCCGAACCATCCAATTATTCTCACAGGATATGGTGAAATTCTCGCCCAAGATTTTAGCCGAGATATGAGGGGCGTGATCAATAGTGATGAATACCAGCAGCTATTCCCCGGTGTAAGGATTGATCCAAGTACAAGCGCCGTGAACAACTGGCGCCTAGCAAAGCCACATAAGGGCCGGGTAAGGGCTGCCTCTATGTATGGATCAATTACGGGTAGTGGTGCGATGCTGATGGGAATAGATGATCCGATCAAGAGCAGAGAAGAGGCAGAGAGTGCAACGTGGAGGCTTAAGGCTCAACAGGCATACAAGACGACTCTATCAACAAGGCTACACAATGATGCGATAGTCCTGGTCTGCCTTACTCGTTGGCACTCTGACGACCTTGCTGGCTGGCTTATGGCCCAGAATCTGGGGTTCAGATATATCCGGCTCCCAGGGATAGCAGATGGGATGGATATAACGGGCAAAAAGAAACAGCGTGATCTGCTTGGTCGAAAGAAAGGTCAAGTGCTTTGGCCTAAGAAATTTCCTGAAAAGATGTTGCTTGAACAAAAGAAACTACTCGGGAATTATGACTATAGCGCGCTCTATGATCAGAGGCCGACAAGTATTGAGGGGATAGTGTTCAATCGTGGTTTCTTCAAGATAATTGATGAACAGGACATACCTAGTGGCTTGCGGTGGGTTAGGTTCTGGGACTTGGCTATATCAGAGCAGACAGCTGGGGATTTTACCGCCTCAGCTCGGGGCGCAATGGATCCCCTTACCGGACGGGTTTATTTTGATGGGACTATTCATGGCAAATGGCCCTGGCCGACGGTAAGGCGCCGGATCAAGGCAGTGGCCCTTGCCGAACGTGGGCTTACGCTAATGACCGGAATTGAATCTGGAGGCACCCAGGGCGGCATGGCTCAGGAAATGCAAATGGATAAGGAGCTCGCCGGAATAGGTGTTATACCAATACCATGCCCGACAAGCAAAATGGTGCGGGCACTACCTGCTATTGCCCGGGGTGAGGCGGGTCTATTATATTTAGTCAAAGGAGATTGGAACGAAGGCTGGATTGATGAACACGTTGAGTTTGATAAAGGCCTGCATGATGATAGGGTTGATGTAACAAGCGGGGTGGTGCGCATGCTGGGTTTCGGCGGACATGAAATTAAGAGCCTGGGCAGGATACTTGAGGATCAGGGTGAGGCCCACGAGCAGCAGCAGAGGGATAAACAGGCAGCAATCAAGTCCGAAGCTTCAGTAATTAGACGGCACGGGATAGTGGTACAGCCTGCGGGAGAAACACCGGAAGCCGAACAAGCTGTTAATCAGGCTGAGCTTCCCTGGTGGGTCCGATTGAAAATAGCACAAGATGATTAATAGAAACCTTTGTAATAAAGGAGGCGGGAATGCTTTTTCAAATATTCATAGCCCTTTGGATGATGATGTATTTAACATTCGGGGGCTGGTCTGCCTGGATTGCATTTAGCGGCAAGTATGACAAGAACGCTAGTCAAGTGGCTAAGATTGTGCACTGGCATGGGCGTTTCTTTATTATTGCCCTGATTTCAAGCGCAATCCTGGGCATGGCAATGGTATTCGCAACTTATATTATCAAGACCGTGGGCCTAGAGGGGGTATAAAGTGGGGCGAGTAAGCGAAGTTATGCAAGGCCTAAGCTCAAATCTGGGCCTGGGGTTGCCGAGGGCGGCCCATAAGAACTATGATCCGACCGATTTTGAGATTAGCAAGAGCCAGACCTGGCCACAGGTACATGAACTAGTCAAGGGCTTTCAGGCCGTACCGATTAGCGGGGATTTTCACAATTATGCAAAGGCATATAGTACACTTGTCTGGCTCTATACGTGTATCTGGGCTATCAGTACAAGCTTGGCAAGCCGCCCGTTGAGGATATACAAGGGCATTCCGGGCAAGGGCAAGGAGATTCTAGAGGGTGAAGTCTATGACTTGTTTTATGCCCCGAACCCCCTGGAGGGTGGAAGTGAGCTGATTGAAATGCTAACTATGTACCTCGAGCTCAGTGGTAATGGATACTGGGAAAAATACGGCCTGATCGGTACATATGGGGATGGGCGTTTGCCAGCGAAACTATTTAACCTTGAACCTGGCTATATGACGATTATCCCTGATCCACGAGTAAAGGTTGCGGGTTACAAGTATGATATCGCCGGAGCTGGCGGTGGGGATGAATTTCGTCCAGACCAGATAACGCACTTTAAATACCCGAACCCTTCAAATCAGTATTATGGTCAGGGGAGCGTCCAGGCACTGGTAACAACTATCGTAACTGAGCTCTATCGGGAAAACTTCCAGAAAATGCACTTCCAGAACGAGGCGAGGCCGGATGTAATTATCAAAACACATACGGATATTTCAAAGGGTATACTTCCAATGCCCCAGGATGATGGCAGTATGGTCCGATTTGCTAAGGAATGGCAATATGCTTTCAGTGGGCCGAAAAACAATAGGCTGCCGGTTATGCTTCCTCCGGGTATGGATATTGACCTGCTATCTGAAGCGCGAAAGGATATGGACTTTCGTGATCTTGAGAAGAGTCTGAGAGAAAGAATCTGTAGCGGCTGCGGTGTTCCCCCGGCACTTGTGGGGATATTTGAATATGCTAACTATGCCAATTCAAAAGAACAGATCAAGATTTTCTGGACGATAACAATGCCTCCGAAAGCTACGCGAATCAGCCAGATGATCACAAGGGATATACTCAAGCCGTACCATCCGGAATATTATTGCGAGTTTGATTTCAGAAATATCCCGGCGCTTGAAGAAAACGCAAAAGATTTGCGTGATGGAGTTGCAAAGCTACATGGCCAGGGATTGCTAAGTTTTGGCCAGGCTATCGAAGCTCTGGGCTATGAGGCGCCGGATGATGGAGAACTTGCTCGCAAGCGCGTTATCGCGTCCGGGTTCGTTAATCTCGATGATGTAGTGGGTGAAATACCCACGGATGAGGCCGGGGCCGTAATGGATGAAGGCCCAGAGCTGGAGCCAGAGAAAGTACCGGATAGCGAGGCCCCGGAGGATGAAGAAGGTGAACGCGAAGACGAGCGGGCCGAGGCTGAGGAAGAAAATAACTAAACAGGGAGGGCTGTAATATGGCAAACTGCAAGCAGTGCGGGCGCCCTGGGGCGATGCCAATGAAGTCAACTATCAAGGGTGTCGCGGTCATTGTCAATTACTGCCAGGCATGTGGGCCGGTAGTTCAACGGGCAAGCACGCCAATTCAGGATGAACAAAGGAGGCAGAAGAAATGCACAGTTCCTTCCGGCTATACCATCAACAGGGGCTTATTGGTAAAGAAATAGGTTGCCCAGTTTGTGGCAATACAGAAACACGGCTGTATAAAAAGCATGTAGGTGCAAGAATGGCCCTTGAATGTCAGGGCGATATGGGCTGCCACTGTACATCAATTATGATACTTACAGCAGAGCCTAACAGCCAAAGGGGATAAGTTTATGGTAGGATCAATTAACGATAGAGAAGCGGCTATTGCTTCTGATAGTTCTACTTTTAGGAGCCACAAGCCGGATGGCATTGTACATATCAAGCTCGATCCAGCCAAGTCAAAGTGTGTGATAAAGTCATTCAACGAACTAAAGGCACGGCTTGAGGCTGCAACAGAGGCACTACAAAAGATTTCTGATGCAATAGACAACTGGTACACGATCAAGCTTCGCTGGCGGCGGCGCTACAACGAAGACACCGACCTTGTATGTGATGACAATTATGGTGAGTCAATCGGGCCAACCAATGACCTGGCCCAGGGCTGCTTTTATGAAGCTGGTGAAATGGTTGATACAATACAGGCTGTCTTGCGTACTCAGGGTATTGAGGGGAAGAAATGAGTGAGCAATGGGCGGTGCTTGAGGGCACAGAAGTTAACCGATATATCGTTGTTGAAACAGAGCTGCATGATCTTTATACTGCCTGGGTTGTTCTATGGACTGAACAGAATAGACAGGGTATAAGGCGCGTTATGGGCAGGGTTGAAAACGCCGAACTGCTCTGTCAATGGGATAAGTATGGGATAGATAGGAAACCAGAATATGCCAGCTGATCAGGGTGCGTACAGAACATATCGTAACCGGCGCAAGGTCCACGAGCCGAGATTGAGGCGGGCCATAGAGGCCGTGCTTATTCAGGCCGTTAATCGTGCCGCTTCCGGAGTCGTGTCTGGGAGCGGTATTGGTACAAGTGGCCAGATCAATACGGCTATCCTGCAGGCCATGGGGCCGGTATGTGCAGCAATCTATAATGATAGTCTGCTGGCTACGCTGCAGGATATCGAATGGCTCTACGGAGCACCCCTGCCCCTTATGGTAGTAGAGAAAGCAAAGTATATCGATAGTGCGGTTGAGAAGATAAGCCGTGAAGAGGTTGAGCAGATGGGACTCGGGGTAAGCCGCAAGACAGTATTTGACAAGGTAACGTTTGGCAAGATTAAAGGTGTTGGCCCTAACTTCCTGAAGAACCTTCGGACACAGACAGACCAGTCTATCGCCGCAGGGGAGAGCAAGGCGAAGCTAGTAAAGCGGATTCAGGGCTTGAAACCAATGGCAAAGCGCCGAGCGCAGATGATAGCACAGACGGAAACAACAAGAATCTTTAACGTTGCAGCACTTGACGGGTACAAGAAAAGCAAGGTAGTCAAGTACAAAAAATGGGTTATCAATGCCGGTGGTAACGTAAGGCGCTGGCACAGGGAAATGAGTGGCAGGACTGTGCCGGTTGATAAGCCGTTTAGGGTTGAGGGTGATAGCCTAATGTATCCCGGTGATCCGGCTGGTAGTGGAAAGAACGTTATAAACTGTCACTGCGGTATAATTCCTAAAATGGTCAAGTCAAAACCACGCGCTGTTGCTCCGGCAGAGAAACCCGTTAGAGTCAAAAAACCACCGGTTAAGCCAAAAGCTCCGGTTAAGCCAAAGGTTCCGGTTAAGCCAAAGGCTCCGGTTAAGCCAAAGGCTCCAGACTATACCCCTCCACCATTAATTACTGTAGAAGAAAGACGCATGGGCCACAAGCTAACAAGCAACGAGGTGACCGCCCAGAGGCTACTATCGGACGACGGAGAGGCTGGCGTCAACCAAACATACAAGATAAAAATCAAGGGTGATGGAAGTGCTGCATTTAAGCCATTGTCAGGTGAAAGAAGTTTTCTCACATTAGCAACCGGTGGGCCGTTGTATATCAGAGAGCGGGC